CCTCGCACTATTGCGATGATCCCGGAAGCCGATCCATTCTTTGCTCTTAGCGTCGATGCCGAGAGCAGTGTATTTTTTGTTCTTCGAACCCTTTGGTCTGGCCATTGCTGTCTCCTTTTTAGGGACAGCCAGTATATTTCAGTAACCAATAACGGCCAACATCAGATGTTCCCCACCGCAGCGTTCTGGGCAAACAGCAAGCCGTCCGGGTCCTGCGGCGTCGGCACCCGCGCCATCTGCGCTTCGAAGTTGATCTGCTGGCCAAGTCCTTCGCCGCTCAGAAACGTGTTGGCGCGCACCAGCTTCTCGCACACGAACCAGCCGAGCTTTGTCGTTGGATTTGCGCCGCGCATGAGCAGTTGCGCCAGACCAGCGCGCCGGTTGCCCTCGAACACTTCGATCTGCGGCACACCGCCAATGCGGTACGGAAACAAGCGGCCGCGCAGGTAGAGCACCTCGTCGTTCTCGCCCACCCACTCGCGGTAGATCGCGGCTCCAGCGATTTCTTTCTGTGCCCAGTCGGTGTCCGACTCGTGGTCATACTCGTGGATGTTCATCGGCCAAACCCGGAACTCGATGCGCGGCCCCCACAGAAACAGGACGCCTTGATTGTTTGGGTCGGATGTCTGCAGGTTGAGCCCACGCAGCGCCGGATCGGTCAGGTTGCGCCAATTCGTGGACATGTCACTCGAACCCCAGGTCGGTGTGAGACGTGCGCGCCTCGTCGCGCGTTGCTTGCCGCTGGTATTGTTGCGAGGCGTGGCGGGTCCAACGATGGCGTGCCGGGCCCATCTGCTGGACCTTCGGCTTGATCACCGGTTCGATCGGACGCTCAAGCTGCGAACGCATGGCCTCGATCATGGCCTGCGTGTTGCCGGCCGAGGTCACGCTGCCGGAAGATGACGGCGTGATCATCTCCGGGCCTTGCTCGCCAACCATGTACGGTGTGCCAGCGTCGATCGAACCGCCGGCCGCCTTGCCCTCCGGCTCTTCTGCTGCGGCGGGGGCTGGTGCCGGAGCTACGCCCTTGCCCGCAGCCTTGTCCTCGTGGCCCGGCGCAGACACTGGTCGCACTGTGATCGGCTTGGCCGCGATGCCCTTGCCAGCAGCTCTGCCTTCACCTGCCGGTGCTACGTACGGCAGCCGGCGGATGTGGCGAGCTTCCTGCGAGAACGTGCGCCCGCGCGCGCCCTTGCCAGCAGCCCTGCCGCCAATGAGTGGCGTGTCGTCCGGTGCGGCCGGAGTCGCTGGGGCGGCCTGCCCTTCTACTGCGGCCTTGTACCGAGCTGCGGCACGTGTCTCGACATCGGACGCAACGCCCGCCGGTCCGGCTACTTTGGTTTTTTCCGCTACCGCTTGCGCTTGCTGCTCGCGTAGCTTTTTAAGCTCAACGGCCAGCTGTTCCGGCTTCATGCGGCGGGCCATGCCGCGAGCCCAGGCTTGTTGCAACCACGGCGGCGCGTTGGCCCCCGCTCCGCCAGCGCCCCAGGCTACGTCCGTGCCGCCACCGACATGGAAGCGTTCCGCTCCCATGTATGAATCACCTTTCCCGGCGCCGACACCGCCAGCCCCCGCAGCCACCGAGTCTTCGATGAACCCCGCGATCCGTTTTTGATCTTCGGGGTTCTTCGAGTTTAGTTTGCGCTTGAGCGCTGGATCATAAAGGTCGAGATCATAAGCTGGTGCGTTCGTGGTGTGGCGAGCGTGACCTTTTTCCAATCCATGCGCGACCTGCACTTGAAGACCGCTTTTTAGGGCGGCGTACATTAGCTTCTCGTCTAGACCGGCATGGCGTGCGCCGCTGCCACTCGTGATGATGCTGCCACCGTCGGCAGAGACCGCCGGAGCGCCTTCTAGCGCGGTCTTGAGACCGGCCACGGTCGTAGTGCCGGGAGCGCCCGGACCGCCCGCAGCGGCGGTGCCCTTGTTCGCTGCCACGAAGTCTGGATTGGCGCGCTCGTAGGCAGCAGCGCTTCCGGATTTATACATGTCCAGCGCTTGGCCGATCTGCTTCATCGAGAGGCCACCTCTTTGGCCACTCTCCGCACCGTGCATTGCCATCCAGAACTTCGGGTCTTGCGCCATCTCCTTGGTAAGGATGGCGTTAGAGTCGAAGCCAGGCACTGATCTTCGTCCGCCACCGCTCCACTTATGAATAGCCGCGCCGACGGTCATGCCGACATAGTTGCGGCTCAGGAGGCCTATGTTGGATGCGAGCCCGTGCACTGGCGTCGGGAATCCGGCGATCTTGTTCCCGCCGCCGATCACGCCCTGGTCGGTCATGCCGAAGCGCTTGCTCTCAGCGCTTGGCCACTGCGCGCCAGGATTGTTGTACCGAATAGATGCGGGGATGCTCTTGTTGCTGCGGTCCCCCAGGCCGTAAGTCGCACCATCACCACCCGGCGGCACTAGGTAGCCGCGCTTGTAGGCTTCCTCCAACGATTCCGCCGGACCGGTCGCGCTCGCCGGGTCCAACCCGACTGGCGTGTTGAGCGGCGTGTCGCCGACGCCCGGTGTTCCAGTCTTGCCGTCGCCAGTGCCGCTCCCGTCGCCGCCGCGCGCGCCCGTTCCCGTCCTCGTGCCGCTCGCAGGATCGCCACCGCCGCCGCCACCGCCTCGCCCGCCCGCGCCGCCTCCGAGGCCACCGCCATCGGCACCGATGCGCTGGTCCAACATGGCCAGCCGCTGCATCTGCCGGCCTTTGTCACGGAAGCGCGCGAAATACTCGCGCTGGGTCTGGTCGGCCTTGTCCTGCGCCTGCTGGAGTCCTTCGTAGCGATCGACCTCGGCCTGCGGCGTGATGTCGACGCGCTCGCCCTTGGTCGCCATGAACTCGACCGGCGTGGTGTCGGTGCCGCCGGAGCCGGGAACTTCGAAGCTGCCGCCGGTTGCGAAACCGGGTTTCCTCTTAGAGAGGCCCTTGTCCCTCAGCTCCTTGTCGAGCGCGTCCTGCTTGGCCTGATTGGCCTTGTCCTGCGCCGACTGTTCGGGAGATTTTGGGTCTGCTGGGCGGTACCAGCTCTGACCCTTTCCTCCGATCAGGAAGTCTGTGATCGGCGTTTCTTTCTTGTTCCACCAGTCGCCGAGCGCTCCGCCGCCAGTCTTCCCGGCCGCCTGTTGCTCCTGCATGCGCTTAAGCGCGTCTTGCGACGTTGTCGTCGCTTCCTGGCCTTCAGGCGTCTCCGTCTTGGTAACGTTCTCCCTGATCCACTTGAACCCGTTGACGATCCGGTCGAGCGTGTCGGCGACACCGTTGAGCGCCTTCGCGAGCTGGTCGGGGATCGAGCCGCCAAGCACCTTGCCGATGTTTTCGTACATCAGATTCCAAGCGGCGTTGAGCCGGTTCATCGCCTCCTGCGGCGTGCCGTTGAGTTCCGCGATGCGCTTGTTGACCTCGCCGACCGAGATGCCGAGCTTCGCCGCCGTCTCTTGCACCTTCGTGAAGTTGTCGCTTAGCTCTTTGATCGCATCGAGCTTGGTCTGGTCGACGCCGAGACGATCCATCAGCACGGACTTCTGGGCCAACGACATCTTGTCGTCGTACAGGCCCATGTCTTTGAGCTTGCCGAACAGGTTCTGGACACTCAGCGCGGCCGCGTCGCTGTTGTTGCGCAAGCCTTCCATCGTCGGGAGCATCAACTTGCCGAGCATCGTGTTGATGTTCGACATGTCGCCAAAGATCGCTTGCAGCGAATTGGCAGCGTCTTTCGAGCCGAGCTTCTGGGCAAGGTTAACGTAGGCTGCGCTGAGCGAGGTCGCGGTCGCTGTGCCGTTGACGTTTAGTTGTCGCAACGTTGCGCCGATGCGAGGAACCAGCTCGGCCCACGCGCCCATCATGCTCGACGGGATCGTCTTGACCCACGTGTCGAGCACGCCGCTCACCTCGTCCATCGGGACCTTGAGGCTCTGGATCGCGGCGACGGCGGCGCTGGACATGTCATTCATCGCGACGCCTGACGCGTGTGCCGCCAGCGCCACTCGGTTGAACATGTCTCCCGCAGGACCGAGCGCCATTCCGGTCGCCGCGCGGAAGTCCTGGAACGACTTCGAAATGTCTTGGACGCTCTCGCCGGTGATCGCAGACAAGGCGTGGAATTGCTTGCCGAGGCCTTCGATCTCCTTGCGGGTTGCTCCGGTCTCCTGTGCGATCCTCGTCATTCCAAACGACACGTTCGCGAACTCGGTGAGCCCGCGCTTCGCGGTGTCGATTGCGGCGTAGACGGAAATGAAGCTCTTGGCGTAGTTGAGCAGCGCGCTACTCGACTGCTGCATCACCTGCTGGACTTGCGTGCCGTACTGCTGTGCGGCACGTCCGGCCATAGCGAAGGCATGTGCCTGACCCTGGCCGAACTGCATCATCACGGTCGCGGACGTGGTGCCGAACTGCTGCGTCGACTGCACAGCCCGGTTGACCGACGTGACGTAAGTATTGAAGCCTTGCGCCCCGCGCTGGGCCGTCTGCGCGACCCGCTGAGACATCTCATCGATCGAAACGCCGGCACGCTTGGCCATAGCCTCGATGGCACGAAGCTGTGTCCCGTAAGCAGCCTCCAGCGCGCGCGAGCCCTGCTGGGCGCGCCGGATCATGTCATCCGTGACGCGTCCAGTTTCGTCGCTGGCGGTAAAGCGTAGATTTACGTCTACGTCGTTCTCGCCCATGTCAGTGCACCGGCCGCGCCGCCATCGGCGGCCGCACGTTCATCTGAGCGGCCTCGTCATCAGCCGTCTTGTTTGGAGGCTGAAGGATCGGACCGGGCGGCATCCGCACCACCGGACCGTCCGCAGCCGGGAACCGCGGATCGATCTGATCGGGTGCCGGCACGTGCGCCTCCTGCTGAGGTAAGTCCTCCTCCGGCGTTGCCAACGGACGCGTGCCTTGCTCGAAGTCGGCCTTCATCACCCCCGGCATGATGTTGATCAGCGCCATCATCACCCGGTCGAAGTCAGCGCTGGGAAGCTGGCGCAATACCTTCTCCGGCACGTCGCACAACTCTGACAGCAGCGCCAACGTGGACGGAATCCTTTGCTGGCCCCAACGGATCATCTGATCGGCCGTCGTAGGTCTGATCTCGATCGCCGTGATCTCTTTATTTGGGCCGAGCTTGAGCGGCTGGTTAAGCTCCACGCACCAGCCGCCGGTCTTGCGCAGGATGTCGAGCGTCATGCGTTACGCTCCGCCACCCAACGGGATGGAGAAGTTGTTGAGCATGAACTCGGGTGCTGGACTGTTGACGTGGAGGTTCTCGTTGATCTCCGCGTTCATGTCCTGCCCGCCCTGGAACCGGGTGTTATTGAAATAATCCCAGTAATAAACGAGCCCGCCCGCGAGACCGAACTCGTAGTGGATGATCTGGCGGATCGAATAGTTGATGTGCATCACATCGCCCTTGCGGAAATTCTGGATGTCGCTCCGCCCGAGCTGGCCGGTGAACGCCGCAGCGGCTTGGATCGCTTGCCCCGTGTGCTGATCGCGCACGTTGCCGTAGACGTAAAAATTCCTCTGCTCCGGCACCCACGAATCCACGAGCTGCATCACTTGCCGAGTAATGCCGATGAGGACGAACGTCGTTTCCAATCGTGCCATGCCGGTGCCGACCTCGATGTAGATCGGTGCGCCGCCCGCGCGATGGTCCGTGTACTGCATCTCAAACGAGGGCAGCTTCACCTCGGTCAAGGTCAGATGGTTGCTTGCTTGATCGTCTGCAGGGCCCGAGCCGCAGAACATGTTCGCGTAATCCATTACCAGGACGGGATTCGGCATGGCGGTGCTCTCCTATGTGTTGTTTGCGGTGTCTAGTTCGACGCCGAGCGGTGCGGTGGACGCGCCGTTCTGGTTGATGCCGCCGACCGACCAAGTCGTGGTGAAGAAATCCCAGTCGTAGACCGGTCGGTTGGCGAGGTTGAACGTGTACCGGGTAAGACCGCGGATTTGGTACTTCGTGCTGAACACGTTGCCGCGCCGGAACGCTCCTGGCTCTACCCGCCCGAGTTGCCCGCGTACAATCGCCTCAGCTTGGATCGTCAGCCCCGTCAGGTAGTCGCGGCAGTTGCCGTAAAAAAAGAAGTCGTTGGCCCCGACGACGTACTTGCCGACGAGCTCCATAACCTGACGCGTCATCCCGATCAGCTCGAACCTGATCTCGAAGCGCGCCATGATCACGTCGACCTCGATCGCCACAGGTGAACCGCCCGGTCGATGATCGACGTACTGGACATCGATGGTCGGAAGCTCGACCGACATCAGCGTGAGATGGTTGCTGGCCTTGTCGTTCTCCGGCGCGGAGCCGCAGAACAGGTTCGCGTAGTCCATGACGAGGACGGGATTCGGCATTGGCTCCTCCTCCCGTCCTCGATGGTCGCGCTACGCAGCGACGCCGAGATTCAGCTCCTGCTCGAGGCTCTGCACCATCTGGTCGATGGCTGGCTTGTAGCGGGCGCTCATCGTGGTGATGCGCTTGAGCACCGGCGCCTCTTCGCAAGCGAACCCAACGGTCAAGTGGCCGAGCCTGATCTCCTCTGCGGAGTTGAGCTTGCCCTTGAACGTGACTTGCTTGCCGAGGATTTGCTCCTGCGCGACCAGCGAACCGAGGAAGTTGTTGATCGTGGCGAGGATGTTTTTGATGGTCTGGCGCGTGATGTTCTGCCGACCGAGGTAGGTCCGCAGCGCAGGCATCAGCGAGAGGTGGATGTAATCGCGACCCCGGTAAACGTTGTACATGCGCCAGAGCTCGTCGTCCCCGAGGTTGTCCGTGCCGATGAAGACAAATCCGCCCGAGCTGATCGCACTCTCCACCCCGACAAGTCCGCGCGCCACCACGCCGAGGTTGGAGGCGAGCAACTGCTGACCTTCGGTGGCGCCATCCGTCAGTGAGAACGGAATGGTGCGCGCCGGCCCCACGATGCCCTGGATCGGCCGGTTTGCCGCACTGTGGAACGGGTAGCCCGTCGAGAAGTCCACCGCCACCATCAGCCCCGCCACGCGCGGAGCCAGCGGTCGCACGACGATGTTGCCGGACAGCGGGTCCATGATCTTGACCCCGCCCGACACGCCGATCAGCCGTGGATGGTTGAGCGTCGTCCGCCAGTTCTGGTCCGCGATCTGGCCGGTGCCGGCGCTCTCCACGATGGCGTGACCGATCAAGCCGTCGAGCACGCCCGGAAGCATCGAGCAGATCGGGTTGGCACCGAGCCCGATTGTAGCCACCAGCACTGCGTCCTGAGGCGCTTGCGCGTCCTGGCCGCCGGTCAGGTGCGAGCCCGAGATTGAGGCCCCGGTGACCGTCGTGTGGATCGTGTAAGCGTTGCCAGCCTCACCGGTCGCCTTTTGAATGATCAGGAGCGTGCCGGCGGTCAACTCGTACGTATTGTCGTTGATCTCTGTGTCGGCTGAGCCGTTGAGGAACGTCAGCAGCCGGTCGAGCGTCGTCATCAGGTCACCGCCGAGCTGGACTTGATTGCCGGTCGGCGTGCCGCTCACGAATGTTACAATCGTGCCATTGAGCGTGATCGTGCTGCCGATGCCGGGCTCGCGCTGGAACATGATCGAGCCGCTGGCGCGCTCCGCTGTAATCGGATCGCCGTCAGCAGCTGGCAGAACCGCGTTCGGTGCCACCGTCATCCACGCGCCGAACTCATCGATGAACATCTCGAGGTCGTGGATTTCGCCGTACTGGTTCGCCACCGCGTGCGCGGAGGGAAGCACCATCTGCGCGCCATTGGTCTCACCCACGCCCTGCGAGAACGTGACCGTGTATTCGGCAAACGGAATGTACCCTTTGCCAGGAGTCGTCGTGCGCAGCGTCTCCAGCGAGTTGGCCATCTGGCCGGTATAGCCGGGAGTCAGAATGATGCGAGGCGTGCAGTACAGCGTCGCGGGAGCCTTGAGCAGAGCCCAGATGCCGTTGCCCATCACGGACTGGCCCATGATGTTCGCGATCGTTTGCTGGAGCTTGATGTTGGCGTCCGCGTGCGTGCCGTACGGCGTCCGCACGATGATGACCTGCGCCGCCACTTGAAAGTCGGCAAGCTGAGCGTTGATGCCGTTGATCGCGTCGGCGATGTAGCCGTCGAAATAGCCGGACCCATCGCCCAGCTTGGCGAGAGACGCGGTGTCGTTGCTGTAGATCAGGACGGGCTGATTCAACGGGAAGAACTGCTCGTCCGCCGTGTCGCAAGGTCCGACAATGCCGATCACGTCAAGGTTGGCACCAATTACGGGTTGCGGCTGGTCGTTAACGCGGAAAAACTCTAAACCGAACGTCGGGCGCGCCATGGGGCTACTCCTGTTTTCTCTTCAGTGATGTGCGGATGGAAGCCGGGCGGCCCTGGATGCCCGAAGACGACGTTTTACCTGCGGTAGACGAGAACCGGCGGGAACACGTAGCGGGACGGCGGCGAGACGTACCAGCGCCCCATCGGCAGGAACGGCGAGGTCACGCAGCAGCGTGCCGACACAGCGCGCAGAACCGGCGTCGGTACCCGGCACACCGGCATCGCTGGGACAGGAGTGCCGGAGAAGTAGCCGAGGATCGTGATCGGAGGCGGTCCGGCTTGGCGCGGGACCGAGTAGATGTAGGTCGTGGTGGCCATGGCGTTCTCCTTCAGAACGAGAGCGTGGGCGTGTGAATCTTGAGTGGCTCCTCTTCGCCGGCAAAGACGATGACCGTCAGCACCGGCCGCCGGTTCAGCACGCTGAGATCGTCGGTGTAGAACTCGATGCGGCGCGCTTGGCCTCCGCTCTCCTCGTCAGGCTCGATGTCCGAAACATCGATGCTGGTAACGCCATCGATGCGCAGAGCTTCGCTGAGGTAGGTGAGCGTCATCTGTTATTTCCTTTCAGCGAAAGACTAGGAGCACTCCGCCGGGAGCACCTGTCCCAAAGTTGTTGCCGCCCGCAGCGCTCGCACCACCACCGCCACCACCCCATGCACCGCCGTTCCCCGGCGCACCTGCTCCGACAGCGCCGATGCCACCAGCTCCGATGTATGACGACAGAACGCTGTTGGATGCCGGAACACCTCCAGCGGCTCCAGAGGCTCCGTTCCCAAGCTCGGTGCCAGGAGCGCCGCCGCGACCGCCGTTGGCACCGCTGGCAGCACCGCCAGCACCGCCTGCGGTGTTGTTCGGAAGGCTGATGGTGCTGGAAAAACTACCGTCCCAAATCAGGATCGAAAAGATCACGCCGATCGTAGTGTGACCGACAACGGAGATTCCAGTACCCCAGTTGCAACCCCCGCCCGCGCCTCCATCACCTCCTGCGATCCCGTTCGGAGAAGCGAGACCAGCCGCGCCGGCAAAAACTTGGTAGATGTCGACCATCGTGACCCCCGCCGGGATCGTCACCGCCGGACCGCCGTCGTTGATCGTCCTGACGATGCCCTGAGACGCGGCAAGCACGCCTAGCATCGCGGGTCTCACGAGATCAGGTTCCCGCTCACGTTCCACTCGGCATGGCTGCCATCGCTGTTCAACTCGCAGAACACCGAGGCGGTCGCGTACTGGCCCGCCAGCTTGAAACGTCCGCCGAACGCTCTGCGGGTCGCGTTGGTCGCCACGTTGATCGTCACCTGCCCGGTGCCGAACTGCTCGATCATCGTGTTGTGACCGATCGTGACGCCGGACGGCAATACGCAGCTCACCGCACTGTTGCTGGTGAAACGGATGATCTTCCCGTTGTCGTCGGAGACCAGCGTGTAGCTAGTGCCAGTCTGGGTGTTGATTCCCGCTGTCTTCGGCGTGTACGTGTTCGCGATCCCGAGCGCCGTCGCGAACTGGACGTCGTCGGTGCCGGCCGCCACGGTCGCGGTCGAGGCCTTGACCGGAACGTCCGGAGGCGCTGCTACTCCCAGTGCTCCGCGCGCGGTGGCGGAATCAGGCGCCGACAGCACCGTCTTCATGTAGGTGGTGACGCCCAGCGTCGAGAGCGCGGTGCTCACGTCCGGGTCGTCCATCAGCGTCTTCATGTAGTCGGTGATGTCGAACTGCGAGAGCGTGCCCGCGCCGGTCGAATACTGGACCTTGTTCGCCGCCCACACCAAGTTGACGAACGCGTCGAGCTTGGCGCTCGCGTTCTGCTTGCCGGACACCTGCGATGTCACGAACCCGGTCGTCGCCTTCGACGCCAGCGCATCCACTAGGCCGGCGATGTCGCCGATGATCAACGTGACCGCGCCGGTCTTACCCGCCACCGAGGCCACCGGCCCGGACTGCACCGCGTCGATCAGGCCCTGCACCGTCACCATGTCGGCAGTGACGGTGTTCATCGCCGCCACTGACTGGTCCTTGGCAGCGACCGACTGGACGAGCAGGTCCTCCATCGCCGGAAGAACACCCGCATGGGCCGCGATCTGCCACTGGCTGCTGGTCTGGGTCTTGCTAGCATACACAACGTGAGTGGAAAGATCGCCGGTCGTAGAGTGCCATCCATCCGGGTCGATGGAGAGGATGCCCCAGTTGCTCGGGTCGGTCTCGTCCAACGCCAGACAGAAATGCGTTGGCGTGAACAGGTCGGCACCTTCGGTCACCGTCCAGCCGACAAACTCGCCCGGCACGAGAGAATGGTTCGCTCCCGTCACCCGGCAAGTCAGAAAACCAAGCTCGGCTGCCGCCTGAATCGTCGTTAGCGCGGGCCCGAGCACCGTGTTGATGCGTACGAGCCCGAGCTGAATCAACGTGTCTTCAGCCTGACCAAAACCAGCGAACTCGGCGTCGAGCCGGTAAAGCTCATCCCATAGCGCCTTGAACCGGCGGTTATAGAACGCCTTGTCCATAGGCGTCCGCTCGGACTTAACCTCCAGGTCGTTGACATATGAGACATTGAGCGTCATTCGCGCGGGTACTCCGGCTCTGCGGTAGCGCACAAGTCGGCGAACGGCGTGCCGTCGTCCGTCGTACCGTTGTAGACGGACAGCGGCACCCGGTAGACCGGGAATCCCTTCTTTTGCCCCTCAGTCTCGGCCGGCCGGAATGTCACGTTGTGGGCTTTGAACCACTTGTTGACCGTGACCTTGTAGCCGGTTGGTTCTGCTGCCATCTCTCACCTCCTCCTGCTCATGGCGGTTGCGTGAACGCGATGCGCTCGCCGACGATGAACGGTGCTCCAACGCCGTCGTTCGCGCCGTTGTGGATGATGCGGAACGAGGTGACCCCAACGCCCGGACTGAATGTCGTCGTGCGGACGATCGTGCCGTCATCCAACAACTCGTCCTGCGCCGTGCCTCCAGTGTCGTAGGTCGCGCCGTAGTACAGCGCGACGCTGAGGTCGTGGTGCGCCTCAACGTAGTTCTTCAGCTTGCTGATCACCTTGACGTGCTGAGTGCTCGCAGTCGTGATCGGTTTAGAGATGTGATGCACGGTCGGAGCTGACGCGCGCATCAGCTCGACCTCGCTGTTCGTCAACGAGAACCCGGGCATCAGGTCGGTCGTACCCGTAATGACGACTCGGAACTGCAGTAGCGGATCGCCGCCGTCGAGGACCGGCGTGTCTTGCTGGAACGCTTGCCACACACCGTCCACCATCACTTCGTAGTGCAGATCGCACGCCGCTGGGATGATGTGCTCGGCAAGCACGTCTACGCCGCCAATGCCGCCGGGGAGTTGGAGCGGCGCAAGGTTGATCTCGTAGCGGAGCTGACCGCCCGGGCTCGACTGATCGCCCCAGCGTCCCCAGGTGCAGAAATGCAACCGGAACCGCATGACGCGCGGACCGCCCGACCAAGCGCGGAACGTCGATCCGTCGTTGTACCAAAAATGGCCTTGGCACACTTGGTAGGCCGCATCGTTGTCACAAAACGAGAACTCGTGATCGAACGTCGAGTGGACGTGGATGCCGAAGTGCTGGCCCTGCGTCAGGAACACCGGCGGGAAGTTGATGCGGACTGGCCAGACATAGGTCGGGATCACGTTGTAAGTCGGTAGGCTCATCCAGAACAGGCCGCCCAGGATGACTGTAATCACGTCCTCGACGATGATGTCGCCTGCGTAAACCGGCTGGCCGTAGCAGGTCTGGACGCTCGCAGCGTCGAGCACAGCACGCCGTAGCGACTGGTTGCCTTGGTCTGGTGTGGCGTCCTCCATGCAGCCCGAGATGATGAGCGACAGTGGCTGGTAGAGCTGCCGATGCGAGAATAGCGTGATGCCGGAAAGCCAGCCGTCCTGCGCGTTGTAGAACGTTTGGCAGCCGTGGTTACCGCTGTGGCTGAAGTCGGTGTAAACCTTGGCCCAGTGATGGGGCTCGACCCAGTCGCGCCAGTAGTGATTCCAACGATCGTAGCCATGGCGAGGCCAATACAGGCTCTGCTCGTTGTGAATCATCGTTTCCTGCCACTCGACCTGCTCCCACGTTTCGGTCGTGAAGCTAAGGATGTGGTAAGTCGGATCGCGCTGAGCTTCGAACCACCAGACGCTCGCCGCAGGCCACGGCACAAAACTCGGGCCGAACCGGAACCGCCAGCGTGACGGTGTCAGCTGACGCACCGGAAAGTTCCAGAACCCCCACGTCAAAATTCTGACCGGTGTCCAAGGCTTGTCCGGGAACGAACAATCATAGCGTACACGCGCGCCCGAGGGCTTGGGCAGCACAAACCCGTCGAACGCTTGGATCACGCGCTCGGCTGGATTGAGGAGCTGCAGCGGGCCGCTCCAGCCGACGCCACCGGGCGGAAAACGCAATCCCTCCTCGATCCGGGCCGAATACGCCCCGCTCACGTTGGCCGCCAGATCGCTCTCGTCCTCATCCAAGAAACGGTCGGTGCCGTACCACTGGAACGCCTCCGGCCTGTGCGCGTAGGTCCACAGTTCGTTGACCAGATCGACCAACTGCTGGAACTGGGTCAGCAACGTGTAGAGCAGCATCTGGCTCGCGAGGTTGGCCAAGTCCGTGCGCAGGGTGTCGATCATGCCCTGCGCAACGCCGCGCCAAGCCTCCATCTGCGCGAGCCGCGCTGCCACCAGCTCGAGGTTGTCGAGCTGGGTGTCCGTCACCTGCGTGAACGAGATGATCCCGGTCGGATCGCACAGCACATAGCCAATCAGCAGGTAGGTCGCCTCCACCCCAGGGAACTGCGGGTCGGCGCTCTCGTTGCCGGCGACCGTTGAGATGTTGCAGTAGCGCGTGCGTTGCATTGCCACCGATTGCGGCTCTGCCATGCCGGTGTCGGCGTCGATCAGGAAGTTTCTGGGCTGGATGTCCTCATCGATCGTCTGGCCCCACGCCACCACCGCGAAATACTTTCGCGCCGTGACGGGAAGCTGGTTGTAGAGGTCGATGCTGACCTCATCCTCACGCGCGTACACCGCGCCGCCGCTGTAGAGCCGCCCCTGCGATGTCTTGATCGTCGTCTGCGCCGCCTTGGTCAGTGTGAAGCCGCTGTACGCCTTGGCGGGATTGATTGCGTCAAGGACGACGTGATCGAGGCTCTGCTGGACCCAGCCCTGCTGGTTAAGGAAGTCTTCGGCTTGAAGCTCCTGGTTGTCACGGAAAACCACCATCTTTTCCATGGCTTAGCTCCCCTTCTGGATGTGTGCTATAAAGTCTAGACGTACTTCCGTCTTCTCCATCGGGAAGCTCCTTGAGAAAGGCATGAGCGATGTATCGCTACGAGATCGCACCAGACGCGCTGACCGAGCACTTCTTCGCTGGACCACCTGGTCGGTACAAGTTGAGTCGCGCTGAACGGAAACGTCAGTCCTGGCGCGCATATTACGAGCGCAACCAAGAGGCCATGGTCGAGCGCGCTACCGCATGGGCGAAAGAGAACCCAGCTCGCCGCAGAGCCATCAATGCTGCGCGCTATTCGACGCCGGAGCGCAGAGAGATCACCGCCGCTGCCACGAAACGATGGGCCGAACAGAATCCCGAAAAATGGGCAGAGACCAGACACCGTGCCCAGTTCATTTTCCGTCTTAAGAAGTATGGCCTGACGCTCGAACAGTACGCCGCGATGTTAGAGGCGCAAGGAAACTGCTGCGCGATCTGCAAGTCCACGACCAACTACGTTCGCAGCGGCATGCAAGGCGCGAAGTCGAAGGGCAAGGGCTGGGCGAGCACCAAGCGCATCGGCTTCGCAGGGTGGTGCGTCGACCACGACCACGAGACCAACCAGGTGCGTGGCATTCTTTGCTCGACCTGCAACATCGCGATTGGTGCCGCGCAGGACGATCCCGATCTGCTAATCACCATGGCCGCGTACTTGCAGAGCTTCAAAGGCTAGTTCTCGGTCTGCTCGCCGACGTAGTGACGCCCGTCTGGGACGCGCACGTCGCGGAGCTGGATGGTCCTGGTCACGGTCGTGTCGACAAGGATCGTGTCGCGAACGGCCATGCTGGCGCGCACGCCCCGCAGCAATCGCGGGATCGCTTCATTCTGTTTCGGTCGGAAGAACCCGCGTAGGTAGCGCGTGGTTGAAACGTAGAACTGCGGCATGTCAGCCGTGATCTTGATCAGCGCCTCCGCCGTGTACTTGTGGATGCCAAAGCGGCAAGCCCCCATGTAGTACGACGCCGCACGCTGGTCCGGCGCTCGGTCGGCATCAAACAAGTAGAACCGCTCGTACATGAACTGCCACGCATTGGAGCGCGGCAAGAACTTGCCTGTTGGCCGTCCTCCGCGCACACGCGTCAGCCCGAGCTCTGGCGAGCCCGTGCTGAAATCGCGCGGAACGATCTGTTGGATTGGCATGTGTTTTAGAAGTTATGGGTCAGGACGGGCGCGCCGAGGACCGGCGAGCCGACCGTCATGTTGACCGTGCGGATTGCATAGCCAGGACGCGTGAATGTTGGCGCGGAAACGATGATCGCAAACGAGTTGAGCTTGTGGCCCTGCTTGAACACAGGAACCGTGAACGTCGGATGTCCCGCCGACGCAGGAGCGGCAAACGCCGAGTACCGCAGCAACGCCGTTCCGAACACCGGAGACGATGTGTTCAGGTTTGTCGCGTTCTTCATGCGGTAGCCCGGTTCGCCGAACCACAGCATCGACGTCACTAGGTTGTTCGCCACGATCACGTGACGCTGCTTGAGCACACCGACGCCGATCACGGGCGAGTTGACTTCCAAGTCATCGCCGGCAAAGCCCTTAGCGGTTGCGCGGCCGAACTGCGGCGGGCCTACCTCAAGCGACGACGCCACGAGATGAGAACATAGCTTGGACGGCCGCGACAGGTACTCACCCCTTGCCGCATACAGCTCGGTCGGTCTGCGCGGATGCCGGATCGCAACGTATTCCGGCCGCACATTCAGCAGCTCCTCCTGCGGGAAGATCGTTTGGTATTGTGCCTTCCCTTGGTAGAAATCGAGGAAGCCACTGCGCCCGATGCTGATCGTCCGGAGTGGAAGCTGGACCCCAAGGAAGATGCCGTATTTGCCCGCGCCGCCGAGGAACTTGCCGCTCTCGCCAATGAAATAGTTCGGCCGCTTCTCCAGCGGCAGGATCACCTCTTCGTCATACTGCGAGACACCCGGCGTGTAGCCCCAGCCGGCGCCGGGACCCATGTTGATCTTCTCGACCTTGCGGATCGTTAGGGTCGTTTCGACTCCGGTCCGCGGCTCGTAAATCGTTGCCGTCCGCGTGTACTTGCCGCCCGCGTCTTGCACGGTCGGGTACAGCTTCCAGTTCGGGCCAAGGAACGATCCGTTTTTCTGAAAGATGCGGTTGAGCCCGGTGCCGTCGTAGTGCTTGCCGGTAAAGCACAGCCATCGAAGCTGCTCGCGCGCGACATACGGGTAGATGCGGAGCTGAGGAAAGCGGGCGACGTAGGCAGCACGCTCTTCAGCCGTTTGCTTCTTCGTGCCATATGCGCGCGCGGGAGGAACGACACAGCGTTTGACATGACCACGAACCGCCGAGACGAACTCGTCCAAGCCTGCGCGCTTGCCCCTGACCGACTTCAGGTACCACTGGCGAGCGACCCAGTTGCGCCGGAACGTTTCATCCCAGTAGTTCTCCCACAGGTTGACGCCCATCGCCCAAGCGAGAAACGGCAGGTGCTCAAACGCGACCTGCCACGGATTCCACTGGTCGATGATCGCTTCCGCATAGATGTCCATCAACCGTTCGGCATCGGTGTCGGCGGCAGCTTTCTCGAACCCGGTCGCCGATCGGTACAGCGTCAGCGCACCAGGATTCGCGATCCGCTCAGCCGGCGGAATCTCGAACGGGTCGGGGTAGTCGTTCTCGACCGGGTACAGTTCAGCCATGGATCGGAGCGCCGAACACTTTCCATCCTAGCAACAAGAACAGCACAAACAGCAAGAGCGTGCTGCCGAGCGCGCCGTAAGGTCCGATGTAGCCGAAGTGAACGATCAGTCCGAACACGAACCAGATCAGCATCAGAATCCAGAAACAAAGGCCCAGGGTCATGTCTTGCCTCCCTCTTTAACGCAGACCCACCGATCAGTGCTAAGCACGCTCACTTGGTCCTCCGGACAATACTTGCCGTGATCTAGCAGCAGCACGATGGCGACCGCGATCAGTACCGCGATCAAAGCCGCGATCACAGTGCGGACCGCGACGCTCACTCGCCGACGCCCGTCCATGTGATGTCGATGTGCGTCACCCACACTACGCTGTCCTGGCCGACGACGACGTCGCCTTGAGGCTGCTTGATGACCCGGTTGTATACGCCACCAGCATCGGTCAGCACGCCGTCGATGTTCATGATCGTGTGATCGTAGCCCAGCCATCGCTGCTTCTCGACCAACTGCATCAACCCCGTCACAACGTTGGTCAGCACGCCAGCAAGGTCGTAGCCAGGGAACGTCTTCAACGAGATGTCGTAGCGGGTCTGGTACACCTTCGGCCGCGCAATGACGATCTCGTCCGTTAAGCCTTTGCGTGTGTCGGCGATGATGTACTTGTAGACCTCGAGGATTTGGTCGTTCGTAGGGATCGGCGGCGGGCCCGGATTGATCTCGAATGACACCTTGAGTGGATCGATCAGCCCGGTCTTGATCTGCTTCTGAACAATGAACAACACCTGTTGCTCAGACAGCGCCAACGTTGGGATGTTGACGAGGATCGGGATCGTCACAATACCGGTGCCGCGCGTGGTAAACGCGGCCGCGTCCCGCAACACGTTCGCCCCTAAAGCGCTCAGCGCATAAAAAGCATAGCTCTCCGTCGTTCCATGTGGGCCGAGGATGTTTGGGCTCAACCAGATGCGGCGGCGGTAGTTGTCGTCGCTCTCGCCCGGTTGCCTCGGAACGCCGCCCGGGTAGCGCGAAGCAATGCCGTCTAGGTTAGTGCCAAACGAGAACGCGAGCATCACAGCGCGCGCGGCTTGGTTAACCCTGTCCCGCAGCATCAGCTCGAAATAAGCCGCGTTCTCCGTCAGGATTTTGATCGGATCGAACTCGAGCTGCGCTATGTCGTACTGTGCAGCGTTTGGCGGGTCTTCCTCAGCCCAACGCAATTTGAACCGCAGCATGCGGTCGTCGATGATCTTGTCGGTGTCGATGGTCTCCAACACCGACGGGCGCTGCAGCAGCTCCGGCTGGATGACCGGAAAGCGCGACGGGGTCGGGGTAACCAAGGTTACCATGTCAGCTCACCTGTCCGCCGAGCGCCGGGTCCCATATTTCGCCACCACGGCTCAGCAGCGTGTTGGCCCGGCGGATGTAGGGCGACGGATCACCCAGATGAGCGCGCGGGCGGTAGTTGCCCTCGGTGCGGAAGAACACGTGGCCGAGCCTGAACTCCCCCGCCACGTCGAACGTCTCGGTCGGCTGCCATTGCTCGATCGCGGTGTCCATGAAGAACACCGTCTGGATGCGGTAGTTCGGTTCCCACAGCTCGATGCTTTCTGCCATCGCCCAGTGGAAGCGCGTGATGATCCGCGGCACCGCGATCTCGCCCAGGATGTGAGGGACGTAGGAGCCCACCCACCGCCGCAAGATGCGCTCATGGAAACCAGTGGCGAAGATCACTTTCATCGATTGCTCGACGTGATCCCAGCCCTGCATCAGCATGCCGGTTTCGCGGTTCACGCCGTTGCGGACCGGCGCGATGATGCTTTTCTGGTTGAGTAGGTCCGGCCAGATCGCGTTGACGACACGGTAATAGCGCGAGGCCTGCTCGTTCTCCGCCCGTATTTCGCCGGGCTGCGGCAGGTAGCCGCCGGCGAGGTCGGCCGGGAGCGTCATGGCGAGCTGCTACTTCTTCTTCGGAGCGGCCTGCGCCTGCGCGTCCGGTGCCGCCTCAACCTTCTTGATCGAGCCGCTGTCGAGGTAAAACCGTGCCTGATCCTCGGTCAGCTTAACGAACTCCTTGCCAGACTTCTTGTAGACCTTGCCGCCGGCAAGCTCGCCGTTCAGGTCGGGCTCGTGGTGCGGGTCAAGCACTTCGTACTCGAGCAACGGCGCGGCAGGCACGCCGGCCTGCTTCACCAGATGCATGATGCGGTTTGAAACTCCTACCATGGCAAGCTCCTATGCCTCGTCGTGATTCGGGACCGGATCGTCCGGCGAGTCTTTGATGACCCACGGTTTGTTGACGTAGTTCTGGCCGTCCTTGGCGTGGACGTAGTTGTCGATCTTCGACTTGATCAGGTTCTTTTTGTCCTTCTCGGACACGAAGTAGTTGTCCTTCCCTGCCCTGATCTTGGCGCCCTTCTCGTGCGCGGCGTAGCGAACCGCGCTGTCGCCGTCGCCGATCTTGGCCGTGTGGCCCATCTTCTCGTGCATCGAGACGGCCATCGCCTTCTCTTCTTTTTTCTGCTCGCCCTGCTTGCCCTGCTGCTGGCCGCCTTTTGGGTTGAGGCCACCGCCTCCGGCGCCGCCCTGAGAGCCGCTGCTGGTCTGGGACTTGCCCGATTGCGGCGTCCACTTCTCCAGCTTCTCGTCTTCCTTGACGAGGTAGTTGGTCCAGTAGTGCTCCTTCTCCTGCTTCTGCTGTTGGCCGCCGCCGCTGCTGCCCTGATTGCCGCCACTACCGCCGCTGCCCTGCTGCTGCTCGTCCTCTCCGCCGTGCGTGGCGGAACGAAACTTCTTGCCCACCGACTGTGACGGTCCATTGGTCTGCGGCGCGTGCTTTGGCTGTGGCGCGTGATCAGCCTCGCCTTGCGCCGAAAACGTGCCCTGCCGGAACGAGCCCTGGATGACGCCGTTCTGTCCCGGTTTGAGCGATGACTGCGAGCGCTCCTGGCCGCTGCGCTGTTCCTGCGTGCTCATCCACGGGCTCAACCACTCCGAGCCGTCCGGCCGGATGCCCATGATGCAGCGCACCTTGCGCTCGCCGCCTTCTTCCTTGACCTCCTTGATCGTGCATTGCCGGTTGGTCTCTACGCCATTGTTGCGGTTCGCCTCCGCAGACCGCTGCAACAGCCGCTGGTAAGGACTCGTCATTTTGCCCTCTTCTTCACCGCCTTGATCGAAACCTTCAGCTCGCCGGCAATGGCGTCCGCAAGACCCTTGGCCGTGTACATCTCCTGTTCGCCAGCTCCGAACGTCACTCGCAACCGCCGCTTGTTGGCGAACGGCGTCAGCACACAGCGGCAGTTCGGATGGATCAGGTTGGTGCGGAAGCCCGGAGCTGGCCCAGTTGCTGGCTCAAAGTTCTTCCACTTCGCCACCATCGTGTCGATGTCGGCCATCGTGTATGGCCCAGACGCAGCCGCCTGTTCACACACTTCGCACGAGAACCTGTCGTGCATCGTCGTGATGTTGACGAGCACCTGCTTGTCGAACTGGTTCTGATCGCGTGTTGCCCACGGCCGCGACCAGTCTCCCGATGGTGGCAGGATTCCACTTGCATCCATCGACCATTCGAGCCTGCGCGGCGTCGCGCGCGTGACAACGATGGTCGCCATTACCTCGTGGACTTGCAGGTCGGCCTTGTCGGCAATCTTGGCCGCAGTCCTTTCCAACACGCCATCGCCGTAGGTGTTGAGCCCGCGCGCGATCGCAGCGTTCGTCACCTTTGGTATTTCC